GTTGAGGTAATCATTAAAACCAAGTGGTTTCAGGATCATCTCAGTCGATACCTCGTCAAGTCCTACATACCCATACGCATTAGCTGCGATGAAAGTATTGTAGAAAACAGGAGGGTTAGCGGCGCTTACTTGCACAAGAGTAGAAGTAACCCAACGAGCTTCGTCGGTAGCGCCAAATTCAGCTTGCAATACAGGATCTTGTGAACCATATTGAGCAGTAGGTACGAACGAATCCAATACACGGATATCAGGCTTCATTTTAACATGAGCTGTAACCCAATATGCCGGTTCGCAGGGCCCTGTACCGAAACGCATTGTGCCTTCGATCGTAGGTGTCATTTTCTCGCTATCATTCTGATCGAGATAAGTGATCGCTCTTTGCACATCGACTTGAGTTAATTCCGTAATCGCATTCCCATTTACACCATTTAGGCATGTAATCTGCGGCACTGAGCTAGTGAAAACATCGCGAGTTACCTTGTCAAGCATGGTGTGCATACATTGAGAAAGGTTGTCGGCTGTTTCATTTGCTGTGTCATCTTCAACGACAAGAATAACCTTGCGAGAAAGCAAGACGACCTGGCCAAATTCCTGGATCTGTACGTTGATATCGAATTTATTCACTTGAACAGGTGCAGGATCTGCACTCTGAGATAATACAACCGGATCAGAGGGAAGATTCTCTTGCCGTCTGAAAGCCATTGTATCTGTATTCTTTTGGGGAAGCGTAAACGCCCTGCCAAATAAGTTGTGAACGCAACGTGGTTTGCTTCTTTGAAGCAAAGCTCTCTGCGCCCATCTGTCGGCCATCGAGCCATAGGTAGCGGTTGTGGTTACTGACATGGTAGTAGTGTCTCCTTAAACGACCTACCTACGCTTACGCTTGGACTGCCTCCACGCATTATACTCTGAATCGGTCATAGCCATTAAATCTACGCTCTCATTCATAGCTGCGGCTTTTGGAACACTCGCTGGGTTTCCAGGAGTGTCTTTGCGAACAGTAGCTTGAGGTCTCAATGCAGATTTCTGCTTAGGTGTTAGAGCATCCATCAATAACCATGCCTCTTCATATCTATTAGGCGCGTTTTCAATCGCCGCGGCGAGGTGCGGTCTTTGTTTCAAAAATTCCGGAAGCTTCTCGTTAATTTCTTCGACTCGTTCGGGATTATGTTTAATCCATTCCGATTCGAAAACTTCGCGTTTGACTTCCTTTTTAAATTCTTGTCTAAACTTTCCTAATTCTTCACGAGTGGTAGGCTCTTGGAGGCTCTCGTCTGGCTCTTGAGCTGGCGCCGGTTGGCGCATCATCTGCTCTTTATGCCAGCGCAGCTCTTGTTCAATCTCTTGTCTTTTGCGTCGCTCTTTTTGAAGCGCTGCTAAAGGGACGTGCTCCTCTTTTGGAGCAACTTGAACTGCTTCTTCACGAGATTCATTAACTTCAGTTTCTACTGGAGCTTGAACCTCTTGCTCTACCACTTCAGTTTGTTCTTGCACAGGAACGGTCTCTGCACTCATTTTTTCCCCGTTGTTAACGTGATACAGCCTATCACGATGGCATTGCGCCCTTTGCTTGCAGGTAGGCGACACCTTCAGTATTAAACTCTGGTTGTCTTTGCATACCATTTACTTTAGGAGGAACAGTCCATAACCACTCACAGATCCCACGTCGATTGCACACCCAGAAAACAATCGAGTTAGTGATAAAACCTGGAAGCTCTGTTTTTATTGAGATCTTTTGTTGAGAACTTTCAGCATCCGATTTCTCATGAAAAATAATAAAGTATGGATCTTTCCGTTTTTGATTCTGTAAAACAATCGTATCAACTGCCTTTCCTAAATAAGCGACTAGCAATTCCTGTTCATCAATAAATTTAGGATCTACTAGAAGATTAGGTATTTCTAAGATTGGATTTACAGTCATCTAAATTACATTCCACTTTCGCCGCGCAGAGAATCAACTTTCTTTTGCGCTTGTTGGAGTAGATTGTTTGCTTTCTTTTGGTCGGCATTCATTCCAGGGCCGCATTCAGGTTTTACTCTGTTTGCTGCAGACATTGTTCCGTCTTTATAAGAACACATGCCTTTGCCATTATCCATGAACTTTCCGCCGCCGCTCATTTTACTTTTTTCAGATGCCATTTTTAGACTCCTTGGCTATAAACGTGATGATACATAAAATTTTAATTATATCTAATTTATTCCTGAGGATTTAATCCGAAAAGCTGCGCTTCTTGTTCCGCCATTGCAGCAGACTTCTTATTTTCCACTGAACCTTCAGTATCTGTATTGATACGATCGGATTGCGTTTCGACTTGCGCTTTTTGAGCTTCGCGACCAACTGCTTCTTGCTGTTCTAGTTGATTAACGAATTGTAAGACTTGCAAAATGCGGTCATCATTCATCTTGGCTACTTCAGTGATTGTCTTAGCTCGATCCAGAGCTGCTTGCGCGATGTTTTGTTGAGCCTCTGACTCTCTTTCATCCTTGAGTGAGAGATTAGATATGACTCTTGAGCGTCTTTCTTGAGCAAGTCCAAGTTTCTCTTCTTTAGTTGCGTTGAGTACTTCCAGCTGGGCTCCGGCAGTTTGAGCGGCGATCTGTTGAGCTTGTTGCTGCTGTTGGTTTTGCTGTTCGATAGCTTGTTGCAGGTCGGATAAGCCGGACATTTCGAGAGCGCGGATAATTTCAGGTTCAGGAACATTGACAATACCCTCACGTTTTAGAGCTACCAGTTCGTAATAATAAGCATCTTTTTGAGATTGAGAGCGTACACCTTGTTTGATGACCGCATCGTATTGCTCAAATTCCCTGTCATAGAATTGCTGAGCTGGCTCTTCTTCAATGATTCGTTTTACTTTTCCAGGAGGCATGTTTAGTTGAATCGCTTTTCCTACGAGCCCACCTAGAATTTGTTGACTCAATTCAAGATTATCAAAGACCTTTCTATTCGATCTCAATCCTTGAGCAATTCTAACTTGCGCTAATTTTCCAGAAACCTGTGTATTGCCTTTATCATCAATTCCTAAAACTGACTCATTTACGTTTGCTAATGTAAGAGAGAGCTGATCGATTACTGCTTGATATTCGATGAGAGCAGGATTGGCCCCTCCTCCATGTAATTGCTGAACTGAATCCATTCCAGCGGGTGCATTCTCGGGGTCAATACCAACAAGTTTATTCTGGCCAGTTTGCTGAAGATCGTTAGGATCAGCGACAGATCCAATCATGTATTTATATCCCGTAGAGATATCGCTATCCATCATGTCGACGATCTTCATATGACGCTTATTGAAGTTACGCTGATTAGAATATTGGGTGGCGCCTATTCCCTGTAATCGTTGAGAGGGCATCCAAATGGATGGCTCCATATAGCATATAAGAGGTACAAAAGGGTAAGTTTCAACGATACCTGTCTTGTCTTCTCCATTATAAACCTCCATTCCATTGAGCATGATATGGAGTTCAATATAGGGCCGCTCAACTTCTTTAATCTCCAGCATTCGAGGAATATTGGCTTTTTCCAGCTCAGGATCATTCTGTAACTTTCTGAGCCGTCCCAATCCCATTTTAAGCATGCGGAGTTCTTCTTCATCGAGGTCAGTGATATCCCTGAAATAAGAACTCTCTTCATCTACTAGGAATTTACGTCGTCTAGTGGTTCTTTTGTAATATTGATCGAAAGCCATCAGATTTCGATTACGAGCCAATGTAGTAAAATTGGGATGGTAAGAGAGGAATTTATCATCGCGGAAAGCATTCTGAATCTGATCGATTTCTTTAGGATCAACGAAAGGCAAGAGTTGCTTGATGACATTCCTATCTAAAAGATCACGCATGACACCAAAGGCACAATCTCTAAGATCTACACGCTCAAACGTAGGATCAAGGTAAAACTGGTTGAAACAGCGTTTGTAAAAGGAGATGTCCCCATTAATGAAATCCTTGGAATAATCCATCTGGATTCCGCAAAGGGATATCCCAGCCTTGAACATCTCATCAGCTGCATCTAAGAAAGTGTTATAACCTTCCCCTTTGTCCCACACATAATACGACATCTTAGTGAGTTGATCAGCTGTCTTTTGATCACTTCCTTCAAGCGGCTCAAAGACAATTGAATTGAGATTATCGCGTAGATATCCCGAGAAGAATTCGAGAGGTCTGCGCATGATGTTCAATTCAAGAGGCTCTCTCCCTTCTTTATCTAATTGCAAGCGCTCTTGCTGACTCCAAGTATAGCCGGAAGCGGCTAGAGTATAAACTTGAGCATTTACAACAAAAGGGGACCAATAATCATGTGCGTAACGGTAATTTTCTTGAAACTCAGACCAGATCTCGGCGCGTGTAAGCATTAATACCTGAAGTATTCTCTTCAAGATATGTCTTTATAGGAATTATATCACTTATTTTTTGAAAAAGGGGGATATCCGTAATCACGTGGTTGAGTGACTGGTTTATTTTTATCACACCATCCACAAGTTGCCATACAATAAGATGAAACCAGACAAAGATTATGATGACCGCGAGAATTGGCGCATTCCTGACAGATCCATCGGGGATATTCTTCGCCTTCTTTCGATGCTTCTCTTTCCCGCCAAGCTCGTGTAGGATATTTGTCAAAAAAGCTCATCAATCTTTCTCATAAAACATACATGTCCAATGATGATGACATCGAGGACAAATGAACCGATAATGGACAAGATCTTCATCACTCTCAAATATATTCTCCCCTTTTACAATACATTCTTCTATGGGGTATTCTTTATCTATACATTTCATACATGCATCTTTGGCGGAAGGTCTATTTTTATTTCTCAAAATAACAAGAGCTTTTTTAGCTTTTTCTCCAAAGTCCTGCAGGATTTTATTTTTTTTATTAGCCTTTACTACATCCTGTAGAGTCCTTCGACAATAATTATTTTCCATCGATAGAGGTTCACTCCAATAGTTGTCAGTATTTGAATAGAATTTTAATGCTTCTATCACCTCGTCATTCATATCTTCAATCTCCTGTTATCGACTATTGCTTTATGCTTTTCTAATGCTCCCTTCATACTGCCTACTGTTTCAATATGAGATACGGCCTGACATGCGTATTGAAAACAATCCGAATAGTGACTGCTGACATCATGATAGGGCTCATCGAGATATTTCCCAAACTGTTCACTCCACTTCTTGCGATACTTGCCCAATTGATTGAGGAACGACTTCACTCGCGTGAGATTGAACACACATCGTTCAAACTTGAGCTTGGCGTTTGCAATATTGAGATTTTTATCTGTCCTTTTAAGAACAACAAATCGTGTATTTGTCCCGCTAAACAGTCGTCGGAAATCTCTCTCATAAGTATTCTCGACAACAATTCCATCCCTGTGGGCGGCATCATGGGGAAAGAAAATCGTGTGATAGAGGTATTGCTTGTCCTGCAGCAAATAATGAACATAGAAATCGACTCCCTTATTCTTATCTTCATAATAGTCGATGATGCGTATCTCGCCATGGACCACTTGGAAGAAGGCCATCACGGTTAGATCATTCACTCCGATGTCCATCGCTACATAGACATGCTCTAGGGCGTCATATAAAGGCGTCTGCAGGCAGCGGTTGCTTTGGTAGGCTCTTTCTATGCACTGCTGGAAGTAATAGGCGTCGGAAGACGATACGAATGCCTCTGAGATGGTAGAAGGAAATTCCTGTTTCATCTTCTCGCCTTGGATGCTCTTTTGGTGCGCATACCAATTGCGTTGAAAAGGACTAATCTTTGATCCAGTTTCTTTCTCTATCTTATTGAAATAGTCCGTGAGTTCAGTTCCATAAGTAACGGGCTGATCCATCACATAGGATGGCTCTTTCATCCAGGGGAAAAAATGTAAACTATATTGAAGAGGAGATAGATTCTCATTCCCTTGCTCAAATGCGTTATGCACCATCTCGGCAAAGAAACCTTCGTTGCCTTCGCCTGTAGACTCGATAATGCAGCGAGAGCTTTTTGAAAGCGTATTGAGCGTGCCAGTGATTACTTCTTCAGCCTTGAGCGGATTGCGAGCGCATGTCTTGCCAAACTCAGATACTAATACGAGCTGGTATGAACCGCCGCGCAAGGTAGTATCCACTCGCAGAAACGAGCCGTTAGCAAATGTAATCTCGCGCGCGGATCGCTGGACAATTCCGGTAAGTGGCCGTATCCAGGGGGGAAGGCAGTCCAATGCGTGACCGATGATGCGTTTGAAGATGTGCTGGGCATGTTCCAAAGAGTAGCTGACGATTCCGGCAGAGAGGTTGTCGGTGAATAATGCT